TTCAGCTTTTGGTTATAAGATATGGGCTTATGAATTGCGTAAGTATATGAATAATTTATAAAATAAAAACGGATAATAGACTGATTTTCAGTATACTATCCGTTTCCTTTGTTGCGGAGGCCCGACTGTATGACCAAACATTTGTTTGATTAAATCTCTCATTTCCTGTATGTTGTGAAATGAAACTATACCCATTTTTATAGTGTTTTGTCCCGATATTGTCCCGATACATGTTGTTATCTGTGCCATATTTTATTGTAAAATTTCAATTTTTGACGTTAAGTTTTCGATTGTTCGTTGTTGACTTTCTATTATGCTGAGCAATCTATCATTAATATTTTCCGATGAACATCCTGAACTTTCACCCATAACAAGCCAATTTGCATCTACCCATTCTATAGAATTAACTATTTTCACTATAAAATCATACCCAGGCTTACTTCTCCTACTATAAATACCTCTTAATGTCTGATCATTTATTCCAGACTTTTTTGAAAGGTTTGCAATTGTCATACCTTCCTTTTCAAGGATATAATCCATCCTTTCAAAAACATTTTCAAACTTTTCCATAAAATAATCCCCCAAATGTTTGTTTATATCAAAAATATGTGGCATCTTTGCATCGCGAACAAAAAATGACGCTACGAAGTTACAAAGAATAATTGATGTAGCAGTGTTAAATTTAAAAATTTATGAAAAATGGTATTTAGTGAGTATCTTAATTCATTGTCTAATGAGAAAATGGATATGGTTAAAAAAATCGCAGAAAAGACCTGTACCTCAACGAGTGCGGTATACAGGTGGATGAATGGGAGCATGACTCCTGGACCTCTTAAGCAAAAGGTAATTGCCGATATCCTAGGCATACCTGAAGATGAGTTATTTCCAAAAAATATTAAAAACAAGAGTCATGAAGATTAATTCAACTGAATTTTATACAACCCCGCAAGGAGTTGTTATGTATCATCAACCTAACAACCCTATCAAGGAATTACATCAAAAAGACCGTACTATTATTACAGAAATGCTTGATATAATAAGGGAAAGATATCCGAAAGCTTTTGAGAAACTATGTGAGATTTATACAATTAACTCTTGTAATCGAATGTTCTACGAGTTTAATATAGTTTGTAGATTTGTAAAATGCAATTTTGGAGAGTATGATTCATTATCTTCAGATATAGATTCGTCAGGACATTTTAATTTTGAAGAAGTTCATTGTCCACTTAGAGGTGAATGCAAATATGAAGGATCGATATGTAGACCAGAACTAGACACATCCCTTACCGACCGTGAAATAGAGGTATTAGCCGAGATATCGGAGGGACTTGATAGCTACCAAATCTCTGATGAACTTAATATTGCACCTACGACAGTAAGTCGGCATAGGGAAAATATAAAAGCAAAACTCAAATTTCGTACGACAGCACAGCTCGTGAAATATTATATTGAAAATTTAAAATCTAAAAAATAATGGAAAATTCAAACACAGAAGCATTTGAAAAGGCTGCCTTAGACAAAGGTTATAATATTCTTCATATCTTCTATAAAGAAGGTAAGGTCACAAAGGTACATGGAATGGTACCAACTATATCCAGAATAAAATCAGATACCGGGCATAAATATGTAAATGCTGCACGTAAAGTAAGATGGAACAGCGATGGAAAATGCTACAGTTTCACTCATAATTTTCGCTTAAGCAATTACGATTTAATAATTAATTAATAAATAAGATTATGCATAAAGAAAATGAATTATGGAAGGAAGAAAAATGATAGATAATAGATTTCAGACGCCACCGGTGATTTGTGAATATATGTGTTCAATGATTCCTAGAAATGCATGCACTATTTTGGAGCCTACGTATGGGGAAGGAAATATATTGAGAGCTCTAGATAATATGCAACAATCTCTAGCAATAATGGCTCCATATAATTTCTTTGATCTTGATAAAAATAAAAGATTTGATGCGATAGTCATGAATCCTCCTTTCTCTTCCAAATATGCTTATGGAGTTCCAGATGAAGTCAAAGAAACTGGGATGAGACTTGGATATTACATACTGACAGAGTGTATGAAGATGAGCGATCATATAATTGCGCTTATGCCATTTTTTACCATTATCGACAGCGACGTGAGGCTGAGATTTATGAAAGAGTTCGGCTTGAAAAGTATAACGGCATTACCGAGAAAAACCTTTCAGTACGCAAGAATTCAGACTTGTATATTTGAATTAGAAAAAGGATTTTCTGGAGATACTATTTTTAAAGCAATTGATAAAATATAAGACTATGAAAGCAAAAGAATGGGTTAAATATAGATCTAAACTAATTTTAGATCAAGTCACCCTTCCAGAAGAATATGAGATGGTCATGCTGGAAGATGCTAATGAGGCTATTGATATGGCCGTGAATGAGGTTCGAGAAAAATATGAAAACACATATAAGCATATTGAAGAAACACTTGAGGCTATTGTCGGAGATTGTTCCCGTTTGACTTCTGGTAATGTGTCTCATAACGCTCGTTGTATTCAAGGAATAGCTCAACGCCGACTAGATTATATTCGAAAACATAAAGATGGAGACACTGGAAAGATATAAGCTTAATAATATGTCTCAACTTGATAGATATCTAGAGAAAAGCGAAATTGCTGAATACATTGAATATAAGAATAAAGTATTTGTTTCCCTTGATAATCTTCAACAAGGTCATTATTATAATATCCAAGAGCAGGTACCTGAAGATAAATGGGATATTTTTATCAAAATATGCTGTTTATACATATTGCATCATTATAAAGATTACATCTTTAGCGATGACTATACATTAATAGAAAATAGAGGAGAATATGGCAGATAAGACATTGAAGCACTGGACGGCAGCGGATGAGAAATACGTTCGTGATAATTTTCAAAAGAAAACGATTGATGATATCGCCCACGATCTTGGAAAAAGCAGAATGGCAGTACAATTGTTCATTCATCGCAAACGTATTACATCATCCGGTGGAAAGGTAAAAAGAAATATCGTACAGGAAATTCTGAAGTTGAAGTTTACTCATATTGAGGACTTTCAACCAAACAGAAATTTCTATAATGAAACCAAAATAGGCCAGCGTCGATGGTGGCAACTTTATTTTGGAGATAAACCGATAATGCAAGATGAATATCTAGCATTAACAAGATATTTCGGAATAACCTTGCAGGAGGCATTCGAGGCCCGACAACTGAACTTATTCGAGGAGGAAGGTAATGATTGACAGTTCAATTATAAATCAGATAAAATCATCGCTAAATATTGTCGATGTGGTGAGTACTTTTGTTACTCTTAAGAGAAAGGGAACTTCCTATGTAGGTATATGTCCGTTTCATGAAGACAGTCATCCATCGATGACTGTCAATGAAGCTCATCAGTTTTATAAATGCTTTGTATGTGACGCCGGAGGTGATGTTATTGACTTCATTCAGCGATATCATAACATGACCTTCCCAGAAGCTGTTGAATGGTGCTGCCGTCAGGCAGGTATAGAATATAAGCCAACTGAACAAACTCCTGAGGATATCGAGAGGGCGAAGAAAAGAGAAGCACAATACATTGCGATTGCTGCTGCTGGCCAACTGTTCAAATCCCATCTTAATGAAGCTCAGACTTTTCTCCTAAAAAGAGGATATGATATCAGCAGCAAGACGCTAAAGGATTTTAGTGTTGGTTATGCTGCTGAAGGAAATATGGCCGTCAATGACATGTCTCGAGGTGGTTACAACCTTGGCATACTCAACGAGGTTGGAATTATCAATTTCAACGATTCCGGTAAACCTTATGACGTATTCCGTGATCGTGTCATGTTTCCTTTTCATGATCTACAGGGTAGAGTCATCGGATTTACCGGGCGTTATATCACAGCAAAAGAAGGTACCGGTAAATATGTCAATACTCGAGATACAGACTTATTCAAAAAAGGAGATAACTTTTATGGTCTCACGCAGGCTCGTAATTCGATATCGAAGTCCGGATTTGTCTATATTGTCGAGGGACAATTTGACGTACTTTCCTTGCACGAGATGGGTATAGAGAATGTGATAGCAGGTTCCGGGACAGCATTTACAAGTACTCAAGTAAAATTATTACACCGATTTACTCAATCGGCCGTATTTATATACGATGATGATAAAGCCGGGCTTCATGCTGCATTGAGAAATTGTGAACTTCTTGTATCTGCAGGTATTACAGTTCGCTGTATCAAGATGACTAAAGGAATGGATCCGGATAACTTTGCTCAGAAAAACAGGGAAAAGACAGCAGAGATGCTCACTAAAAAAATAAAGAGTTTCCCTTCTTACTTTAACGATTGTCTTATACCTAAAGATTCCCCAGCTGAGACTGTTGAAAAAGGACTTGTTACGATTCTGAAGCTAATCGCACACGTCCAGTCTCAGACGCTTCAGCTAGGATATCTTCGTGAAGTATCGAAAATATTCAAGACCAATACGGAAATTTTAGAAAACAGGCTCAAGGAAGTTTCTAGAGAAATAAAGATTTCTCCAGTTAAGGAGAAAATAAAAGAAGGAATATATGGACTTGATTTACTCAAGGAACAGATGGTTCCGGGAGAACCTGCTATTCTTACAGGTAATTTTAATAAATTTATAGACCGTTACGGAGATAATCCGATTGTCTATATCAACGGGAAGATTGAAGCAAATGACATTCTTCAACTCAGAAGGATTTGCAACTATTTCATTACAGAAGATGATGAAATATCAATCTCAAAAGATGGTAATGAGTCAGACTACATGATAGCACTTTCTCAACTATATACAAGTGGCATAACTGACATTACAGTTAACATAACTGACAAGCATCATCCTTCAGACGATGATGAGGAGGATTATGATCATGTAGAGGATTCATATTCATATATTAATTATTATGTGTATATATACGGAAAATTCCTTCGTAACTATCACGGTGAGAGAACACCTTTTATTCAGCGTTGTGCAGAGATGCTGAGTTATGCCGACAAATCACTTCGCATTATAAATTATAGCAATTATTACACATGGCTTGGAATAACTAAGGGACAGTTGAATGATATCCTTAAGCCCCACATTGATAAAAGGGAATCCTATCTAAAGATAAATGGTCAACGTGATGATCCTGACGAGTATCAGTATGACCCGAACGAAATTCCTTCATACGTTGATGAAGTTCCTGAATATTCTGAGATGTACAAGCAGTGTGGGTATTATCCTCGCCTGAACAAACAGAAGGAACCCGTATGTTACATCTTTCATAATGAGAGAGGTGGAAATACTCAGGTGGGTGACTTCTACATGAAACCCCTTCTGCATATTTACAATGACGACTACGAGGCCAACAAAAGAGTATTGAAGATAAACCGTCGCTACTATGATACCCCGATATACATCGAGGTTCTTTCAAAAGCTTTGCTCAAGAAATCTTCTATTGAAGAGGTCTTAATCAACCTTGAAGCTGTGAATTTCACGAACGGAGAGGAGAAGCACTGGACAAAGATTCGTGAATATATGAGCCGGCACTTCATTACCTGCAGTGAAATTCAAGTTTACGGGAATCAGCAGACTGAAGGAACATCACGAAAGGAGGATACAATGTTCTACGCATTTGCAAATGGTATATATCACCTCGTTGATAGTACATTCCGGTTTGATATGGTCGATGAGCTGGGTGTCGTGAAACATAATAATAAGAACTATTACTTACCCGCCTATTCGACCATATACGCAGGAAATGGACGTACCTCAGACAAATATGAGCTTATTTCTCAATTGACTTATAAAGAAGTTCCGAAATCGAAACAGGTAACTTTTGAAAAGTGGGCAACATTGATGGACAAAGTATATAGGATTAACGATAATGGCAAATGGGCCTTGTTATACGCAATCATGTGCGCCTTCAGAAGTAATATTCATTGTATCGACCGAATATTCACCGCACCTTTTTTCATGGGGCCGATGAGCTCCGGAAAGACTCAGATCGCGATATCAATCCGTTCACTGTTTATTGCCCCGAATTTTCCTATCTTCAATCTGAATACCGGTACTGATGCAGCAATGAGCACAATGATGGGATCATTCCGAGATGTTCCTGTTGTCCTCGACGAATATAACAACAAGGATATCTCAGATATCAAGTTTCAAGCCCTCAAGGGTATTGTCTACGATGGAGACGGTAAACAGAAAAGAAAGGGCGTGTCCGGACGTGAGATAGAGAATGATAAAGTATACACACCTGTTGTGATATGCGGTCAGGAGACCCCACAGCGTGACGACAATGCCCTTATGTCTCGTATCATCGTATGCGAGGTTCCGAAGCCTAAAGATAGGACGGCTGCCGAAGTTAAATTATTTGAAGAGCTAAAAGATATCGAGGATCCTGAGAAAATAGGTCTGTCAAACGTTCTAATGCAGATACTTCAATTAAGGCCTGCTGTGATGGATCATTATGCTCCCATCAAGCGGAAATGCTATGAACAGCTGAAACAGGGTGTAATCAACAGCGGGGAAATGGACCGCCTTATGAAAACCGCATCATTATTTTTAGGAATATGTAAACTGATAGAACTTTATTCGCCCTTAAATCTTCCATTTACCTACGATGAATTTTTCAAAATTGCACAGACAAAAATAAAGACGCAGCTAGAGATGATCCGCAAGACCGATAAGCTGGCTGTATTCTTCAAGGCCATGGATGTAATGATTGACACTCATTCTATCCTTGAAGGTAGAGAATTCTCTATCGATACACCGGACAGCATTACGATTACACAACCAGGAGGAGATAAGAAGACGGTTGCTTTCGATTCCGGAACGCATGTCCTATTCTTACGTTTAAGCGGTGTCTATACCCAATTTGCCCGCAGCTCATTCAATAGCGAGGATTCTACCCAGTCAACAATAGAGCAGAATCTACGAAGTCATCCATCATACGTCGGTATCATCCACGCCCGCCGTTTCAACTGGAATGAGACGATGGAAGTCCCCAGGGACGATTCGGAAATGATGACCGACAACACGATGGTACGAAAGGTTGTTAGAAAGTCGACTAATTCAAGTTGTATTGCATTGAATTATGATATCTTCAAAGAACTGTACGATATCGACCTTCAGAGAAATTGCGACAATGCTAATATCGAAAATGGTAGTAGGAGTAATGTTGAAAACAATAGCAATAGTAATCTTCCGTTTCCACCCCAACAACAAGAACTTTCTCTTTAGTATAAAGAGAAAAATATACCCCTAATATACCAACAAAGGTACTCAATATCGAGTTCTATTCATAATATTCTTTAGAATAATTGAACATGAACTCGATATTTTTTATTCCCAACACATACCCTTTTAAACTGGTTTTAAGACGTTATTCATGTTAAGACTATAAACTATATATAAACATTGTTTATAGTTCAGCAGAACGTCTGCATTATCGATTTGGATTGTTTGTAACGATCGTATCAATACTTTATTTATAATACGGATTACAAAGATGTCAATATCGAAATATTTTAACCGTAATTCATGTTATAAATCCCCCGTACCCCCTAAATATAAAAAAAGCAAGTAGAATGGAAGTTTTGAAAAATAAAAATAGAAAAACACCGTCCAACCGTCCAACCGTCCAACATACTTTTAATTTTTAAAATATAAATAACTGTTGTTCAGTTGTTTATATTATAATTAAGTTTATATATATATACAACATAACTGTTGTTTTGTTGGAAGCTGTTGGAAATACCTATTTTTGTTTGAAATGATATTGTTTTATGTTTTTCATGATTTTTATCCGTAAATGATGTTTGTGTTGGACGTGTTGGAAGTAATAATCAAACATTTGTTTGATTTAATTTTTGCTAACTAATTAATAATTAGTATATTTGCACATACAATTCGATGTTGTTGGATTGTTGGATAGTTGGACGCTATAAATATAGAAAATAGTTTATAATTTATTTTTTAGATAATCTATGATGACAGCAAGTATCACAATTCTTCCGTATCTGGCAGAATACCTTAAGTCAAAATTCAAATACCAGAAGGATGGTATAGTAAAATTACCTGACACTTCCGATTTGTATCATGCTGTATGGCAGTTAATGAGCAAAAGGCCAGTTGAATATATAGAAAAAGGAAATATTATAATATGCCTTCCTAAAAGAAGAATTGGGAAAGATCCCCTGTATTATAACTATCTTTCACAGCGATCTGTAGCTGCTATTGAAAATATAGTCAGACGTGAATTTAATTTTGAAATCCACCGACTCATGCTTGAGAATGATGAGTCCGGACATGTGAAAAGAAATATAGATATTGCTTATGAATTTCTTTATCAGTATAAAATTGAAAGTATTTCTGTCGATGCCATTCTAAAGAATTATTACAGATATAGAGAGCGTGTTCGTACCAAAAAGGTGCGTAGACAGTACACGAGGCGCTAAATTTATGTTAATTATTAGTTAAATTACTATCAACCAAATGGTTGATTTTGTCACTCAAAAAATATAGATTATGAAAGAATTTATGAATGTGATTTCGGTAAATATATTAAATACGTCAAATTCGTATTCATTCAATGCCGATGATGTATCATTAACTCCGACGACTGAGGATTCAGACTCCGGGCAAGTATATAATTGTGATAAGGATTATGTGATAGATCGCCCTGATGACGATATTCTTAAAATATTCTCTTATCCACGTAATTCCATCATTCGTTTAAAGACAAACGATGGAGTCTATTATAATATAGGTAATAATGACATTCCAGCGCAGGTAACAATAGTTCCTTACCTTCAAAAGGCTACTCTAAAAGTTACCTGTAAAATGCTTGAACAACCGTTTGTATAGTCATTCTCTGATTATTTACGTCTTTTGACACCTTATTATATAGGTGTAATTTTGAGCAAAATTAATTGAATGAACTATATTCAAGAACTTTTGCTCAAAGATAAACCTCTGTTCATTTCAGCAGAGGAATACCGTCAAATCATGGTTGATAACTTTCCATTATCAACTACTATTTCTATTCTAGACGTTGATATGCCAAATTATAAGACTTACGTACATGAAAGTCTTATGAAAATTAAGCAATACTTTCCTGACGATGATGATGATAATAGTAATTTCGTATGTAATTTAACAGATGACTTCACATCTCAGGATATTCCTGACAGAAGTATTGCGTATCATCGAATTTTTGGAATGATCACAGCTGATTGCTCTTGGAGACTTTCTTCTAAACAATTAGAAAAGGATCTTCTTGATGCTGATAATAATCCATTAATAACTTGCCATTTTCTTCATATAAATTCAGGAGGTGGGGAAGCGTGGTATCTTGATAGACTAGATACCACCTTTTCCACGCTTAAAAAACCGATTATTGGTTTATGTGAAAATGCTTGTGCTAGTGCAGGATATCGTATAGGATGCCATGCTCAGAAATTATATTGTTTGACTCTTAACGATCTGATTGGTTGTCTCGGTACCATGGTTTCTTTTTACGATTTTAGCGAATATTACAAGAAACTTGGAATTAACAAAGTTACCGTAAAATCAGAACAGTCAGATTTGAAAAATAAAACATTTGATGATCTCGAAGCTGGAAAACCACAGGATTATATAAATCGTTTTCTAAATCCGCTTACTGAGCAATTTATTAACGAGGTCAAAAAAAACCGTCCGGCATTGAAAGATGCTGATGCTACTAATCCAGTACTTCGTGGAGAAACCTATACTTCATCGGAAGCACAGATCATGGGTCTGACCGATGGAATAAAATCATTTGTTGAGGTAGTTGCTGAAGCAAAGACTTTAGGTGATAATTTTTATAACGCCGAAGCTTTAAAAAAAAGAGCTCTCAGTTACATTTAACTAATAAATATATAAAATGAATTTAAAAGAAAGAATCCAATCCGTCTTGCAGTTTCTCAAACTAACTGACAAGACTAAGTCCGAACAAGGTCTCTCGCAGGAGGAGTGGAATTCGGTCATGGAAGAGTATCACAAAAAATTTAATGCTCAACTTGCCGATGACATTGCTGCGGAAGAAAAATTAAAAACGGACGAAGAGGAAGCGACGCAACAGCAAAAACTTCTCAATACTGTTCAAGCTATGTTAAACGAAGCTAGTCCTACGAACGAGACAACGGAGGAAAAACCTACTTCAGAACCCAAAGCAGATGCAACTCTCGCATCAATCTCTGCAACAGTAAAGACAATTGCGTCTAACATGAGCAAATTGGGAGCTCAGGCTCAAGAGGATAAACCTAAAGAAGTAATAACCGTGAACATCAACAAAATAAACGGACCTGGGACTACAGAACAGTACCTGTTTGGTATTGAAAATCCTGTTTTTGCAATGAGTAAAAGATGGAATAAGATAGCAGCCAACCCCCGTTCTTCCATGGCTTTCGAGGACCCAACAAATGAGGACTTGACTCAGCTTGGAAAAGAAATAGTATCTTATTCAGGTTCCTTGAAAAAACGCTTTGCTTTCCTTCATGCAAATAATATGCTTGATGTAGAAAAGATGCAAGCAGGAACATTTGCAAGTGATTATGCAGGTGTTGATAATGCTGGACTTGGAGATCAGTATGTTGTATTGCGTCAAGATGCCCTTATCGCTAGAATATTATCCGTTCGTGATCTTACTCAGATATTTTCAGTCCGGTATGGCATTCAGGATAGAGATCTCATATTCAATGCTTTCTTCTCTGAAGTTTCACAGGCTTATCAGGAAGGTGAAGTATTCAAGGGTGCAATGACTCTCGAGAATGAGATGGGATACGTTGACGATGCAATGATTAAGTTGAAGTTCGGCCCTATGAAGGACCTGGAGCGTAAGTATATCGGATATCTCAATAAAGAAGGTAGTGATCCTATTAAATGGACCATGATTGAATTCTGTATTCTGAACTCTTTGAAGAATGCTCAACTTGAACAGAACAAACGCAGAATGCGTGGTATCTATGTAAAGCCTGAAACTGGTGTCGCAGGAAGTTATCTCAATTCTGGCACAGGAATACTCTATACGCTCATCAGATATTATCATCAGAACAGCATTAAGCTTCATGATGATGATGCATATCGTACATATACGAAGTCAACCATGCTTGATGCAGTTCAGGAGTTCAATTCAGATGTGCTTGAGTCAGTTATGGAAGATGATGACACTACAGACAGAGTTCTATATTTGAATGCTCTCCATAAGACCTGGTGGATCGAATGTGTTCGTGCAAAATATGGTAAAGATACAGATTTTACAGGACCAACAGGATCTTTATCGATCATACCAGACACGGATCGTAAGATCGTTTGGCTTCCTTATCTAGGAAATATGAAGCTCATGTTTATGGATATCCCCGGGAACTTGCAGTTTATTGAAAATATGCCGGGTGAAATGCTTGCCCTTCAGTTGAAAGATGACATGGAGCTTGTGAAAGGATGGAGCACTTGGAAAGAAGGATGCTCTGCTGCTTTTACTGGTAGACATTTCGGAAATAAGAGCGATATGGATTCCAACCAATATGTTTGGCAGCAAATTTTTATGAATAAACCAGCAACAACCATTGCTGCTGATGCTACGACCGCTGATGCTAGCACAAATTTCTGGTTTGAATCAGGAATCAATACAAAAACAACAGCGCTTACGAATATTAATAATGCCAAGTCTGGGCCTGCGTATATTATTGAGTGTGGTAATATTGCATACCCGACAACGATAGCAAAATCTGGTGCATTCTCAGAAATAACAGAAGCATACACTCCTACTGCTGTTGGTGATTACATCATGGTTGTTCTTCGTAGCAATAATAAATTTGCAGATTTGGAACGTTGTGTTGGCGGCGTAAGAACTGTTAACAAGGCCATTCAGCCGAACGTACCAGGTGGACGCTAATCTTCTCTTTATTTAATAAATTTATAATGTTAGAACCATGGGGACCGGTATTAATCCGGTTCCCTTTAAAAATTAAATTATGAAAACAAAAAAAATAAAATCAACAAAGCTTGGATATAATCCACTTGCCGGATATCTGAGTATGTGTAAAATGCAGCGTTCTCTTTCCATGGTAATACTTGGAATAATGCTCTTTGTATTCATCCTAGGAATTTTTGCAGATCCTTCTTCTCATATCTGCCTTGCAGGCTCCGGTACCATGATGGCTTCGATGATGGCTATTGGTAGTATCGATGATGTTTCCGATCGCGACACTCACGGTAGCAATCTTGCTTATTCTGTTTATCTGATCGATATCAGCCAGATAGATAGATCGATTTCTTTTCCTCAGCCAAATGCAAATAGGGAGGTAGGGACTATTCCCATGAAAACAGGGGAGTATATGCAGTACTTCGAGGCGCACTCAATACCTACCTATAGTGGAAAGGCTGAAAAAGGTGATATCACTACATCCGGAACAAATTCTTTTGTAATTGTAATGGGTGGATGTAGAGATAAGGTATTTGACTTCCATGAACAACATGCTGGTGGTAAATTTATAATTATCTTTAAAGAGATAAAATCTTCCCAGTGGTATATTCTTGGTGAATTTGAACGTCCGATGATCCTTAAGACAAGTGAAACAAAGAATGATGCCGATGGTCGTTACACAACGTTCACGTTCGAACGTAACAGCGTGGATCAATATTATAAATATGCCGGATCTATTGTTTCAGAAGAGGCAACATCATTGACTGCAGGTGCTACGACACTAGCTATTACAAAGTCAAGTATGTATAATGTCCCTGGCGGAACTGCTGCTACATACGCAATTAATGCCGTGTCCGGACTTACCTCAAGTGATATCGGCCGATTCATAACCTTGTATGGTAAAGGTATCACAAATTCTGCAACGATTGCCGATAGTGCAGCATTCGTTCTTGCAGGTGGAACGACTTGGACAGCCAATGCCGGTGCTCAAATTATATTAAGAGTTCTTGACACGTCTACACTTGTTGAAGTTTCTAGAGTTCCCGCATAATAACACAGGGACGGAGTTACAACCGTCCCTTTAAATATAAAAATTATGTATTCGACGAAAGAAAAAATAAATCATTCCCGGGATCTTGCTAATCCCGAAGCAGCCGAAGCAGACCTTCAGCTGCTTTCAACTTCATGTCATCTCAGTGATGCGGATATTAACCGTTTCTCACGAGACCAGAAGCGCTATGCTGACGAAATATTATATAAACTTCTTGATTGTTGCAGCAGGGAGGAGATTGTAACCAATCGCCGTGATTTCTTCAAGAAATTGAAAGATAAGAAAGCAGCAGAAAAGGAAGCAGCAGATAGAGCAGCCGATGAAGCAGCAGCAAAGGAAGCAGCCGATGAAGAAGCAGCAAAGGAAGCATCAGCATCCGAATCAATACCGAATGTATCTCAACAAGATATTGATGAAGCAAAGAAACGTGCTGAGGAAGCAGAAGAAGCACGAAAAGAAGCTGAAGAGGCTAAGGAGGAAGCAGAGTCGCGTGCCGAGGAAGCTGAAGAAGCTCAAGAGGAAGCGGAATCACGTGCCGAGGAAGCTGAAGAAAAAGCCACTGCGCTGGAAGAAGAAAAAAAAAGCTGACATCTTCCCGGAAGGTTCAGAAAAATGAAGAGTATTCCAAAATAGATTGGTATAATCTTCATGATACAAACATTCAGACGGCCACGATCATCTATAACGATCGTATCAATACCTGGTCGCAAATGACGAAGCTTGACAAACAGCTTGATGATAAACCTACCGCCCGTGCTATTACAGAAATGGCAGAATTGCGAATAAGGAATCTTCAGGCATTTGCTGAGCTTCGTTCGTTTAATGATACCGGGAAGTTTTTATATAAACATCCACTTATATCTAGTCAGAGTGAATACTCACAGCTAGAAAAATTATTGAAAACAAATCCTGCTGAATTTCTTCGTCAGCATAAGAATGTCGCTGATAATCTTAAACGTTATAAATCTTATTTAAAAAGAGATGACAGGAAACATCAGAGGAAATCAGATAAAAAGAATCTTCAGCGATATCGGGATCGTGAAGATCTATTCAAATTAATTCTCGAACAAAAGAAATAATATGGAAAAAATAATCGAAGTTTATAATCTTGGAGGGCTTCCAACTGCTCCACTTGATTCTTTTTTAGACCTTCAGGAAGATTTTAAAATATCTGATTCTGAAAAGTTAGCAAAATTACAAATGATAATTCTGACTCGAGGTTTCAAATATTCTTTCAAGGTATGGAAAGATTCTGAAGGTAAATTATGGATCATCGATGCTCATCAACGTAAGAAGGCACTCATTGCGCTTCGTAAATCAGGTTTTTTAATACCTGAAATACCATACGAACCTGTACAAGCAAAAGATAAAAAAGAAGCAGTAGAAGAAATAGCTGCATATAATTCAGAATTTTCACAAAAGAACCCGGATACGATTCTTTTTCAAAAATATAAAATAGATAGTGATACGATTGATAGATTCAATCTCGGTTATGAAGTCAAAAAAATAGATTTTAATTTAGGATCCAGAGAATCTTTATTCTCAAACAAATCAGAAGAAGTTCAGGAAGATATTATTCCGGTTGATTCTTTTACTCAAGATAATATTTTTGCACAATCAGGTGATATATTTCTATTAGGAAATAATCGGATCATGTGTGGAGATTGCCGTTCATTGAAAGACGTTGAAAAATTAATGAATGGAAAATATGCAGACATGATCCTGACAGATCCACCTTATAATGTAGAATATGAAGGCGGTGGATCTGATAAACTGACTATACAGAATGATTCAATGGATAATGATTTGTTCGCAACTTTTCTTCGACAGGTATTCTCTGTTATGTTTAAAATAATTAAGCCGGGTGGGTCTTATTATGTATTTCATGCGGATACTGAAGGGGAAAACTTCAGGAAATCTATCAGGATTGCAGGATTCAAGATTGCTCAGTGTTGCATTTGGGTAAAAAATTCGCTTGTTATGGGTAGGCAGGATTATCAATGGCAGCACGAACCTTGCCTATATGGATGGAAGCCGGGAGCTGCTCATTTCTGGAATAGCGACAGAAAACAAACGACTGTTTGGAATTTTGATAAACCTCAATCGAATAAGATACACCCAACGATGAAACCTATAGCCCTCATGGCTTATCCTATATGTAACTCAAGTAAGGATGGCGATATCGTTGCCGACTTCTTTTCCGGTTCAGGATCCACAATAATGGCCTGCCAACAAACTGATCGTATAGGATATGCCATGGAGATTGATCCTAAATATGTAAGCGCTAGTATCAGACGCTTTATTTCTATGTTTCCGGAACAGCGTGTTCTCCTTATTAGAGACGGTAAAACATTTACAGTTGATGAAACTAAACATATAATAAAATGAGCAATGAAGTCATAAGCCTTACTGAGGAATACATTCCCCAGGTGAGAACATTTGGAGCACTTGGATATTCGGCCGAACGTATTTGTAAGCTTCTCAACCTTCGTGGAAAAGAGAAAGTAGCCATGCTCCTCCGTCTATCGATGAAAGGGGATATCTATTATGATTCTTATGAAAATGGAAGGGCAATTGGAGAATTGAATATCGATTCAGAATTGGCCAAGAAGGCAGAGACTGGAGATACAGAATCAATAACATTACTTGAGACTAGAAAGAATGAACGGATCCAACTTGATCTCCGTAAAAAACTATTCGGAATATGACGAATATAGATAAGATAGATAAGATACACCCTGACCTGATATCGGCATATCTGACAACAGGTAAGTCGGATGGTATTCCGAAAGAAGTCCAGATGTTTCTATCTCAAATGCAATGGGCGGCAGAGATATATGAATTTGAAAGGAATATCAGCCGGGCAGCCAAACAATTGCGATTAAGAGTCAATGCAGAGCAACATGTAGCTATCGAAATAAGGACCTGTAAGGCCCGTATCTACGAAGCCATCAACTACTTCAGTATAGATTGCAATGTCCCTATTAAAATATGGGAGTCAAATTATGCAGATAAGTATGAGGATTTGGCAAAGATGGCTGCTGTTTGTCAGGACTACAAGACACAGAAAGCATGTTATGATGCAGCCCTTGAGTGCCACCGCCGTTCATCCGAGATTGCTGAAGCCGATCGAGATTTGGGTGTAGTATTTCTTATTTCTCCTGAACTTACTCCTGAGGATCTTGGATATTCAAAGAAATCCATGAAAGATATAGCAGCTAAGGCAAACGAAGGATTCTATATCAGATTGATTGATAACTTACCGATAGACTCAGACGATAAGAAGAGGCTCTTACGGGACGCTGATATCGAGGAAGCTGAGATTGTCGAAGAAATGAATAACGAAAATGACTGAAAATAATATAGAGAACTTTGAGCATTACTACATGAATAATATGCAGTTGCTCGCTAATATTATAGATCCGAATATATTAATTCTTGAAGGCTCACGTGCTGTCGGTAAGACCGAAGGTATCATGGGGCCGAGAATGATACGAGTATCAAACGATATGCCGGGTGAGTTGGGATTCCTTGTACACAAAACATACATCGCCCTGTTGTCAAACATCTGGCCTAACCTTCAGGCCTATTTTTCAAAACCGATTATACTCAATGGCCGACAAAGGTGTATGCTTGAGTATGGGATAGATTACGTAGTTGGTGAAACTAAACTTCCATCTCATTTTCGTAAACCACGATATCCTATTTCATATCCTAAGCACAGTGTCGTATTCCGAAATGGTTTTCATCTTCAGATGGTCAGTAGTGATCAGCCAGAAAGTGTCGCCGGACGAAACGGCGTACATGCCTTTATCGAGGAAATGAAACATAACAGTGGAGATAAACTGAAATCACGTCTATTCCCATCTTTGCGTGGTTCTTCAGCTGAAATAAGACGATCCCATTATTATGAGGGAGTTACGGGTGTATCAGATACTGCCCGTGTCGACCTTGGTGAAGATGACTGGTTCGAAGATTATGAAAAGCATGTCGACTATAAACTCATCGAAGAGATAGTAACCGTATCTCTGAAATTCAATAAATGCCTTTACCTGACATACAAGCTCGAGAATGATATTAAGACCAATAAGAATCCTGTTGAGATAGAAGCATGCCGGCTTGAACTTGAGCGACAGAAACATTTCTTATCGCTATGGAAACCACGACTTGCAGATATGCGCCGTAACTGTACCTTCTATCTACGTGCATCCAGTTTTTGTAACAAAGAAATTCTAGGTCCGAAGTTCTTTCACACGCAGTTGAACACATTAGATATCGACGAGTTCCTTGTTGCTATCTGTGCTGTCCGGCACAAAGAGGTTACCAACAAATTCTTTGCGGCATACCTACCGTCAAAGCATACATTCTCAGATAGTTATATATACGACGTTATAATGAAACTTGACCTGAAGGATAAGTTCATTTTAACGGCCCATTATTTGAAACATTACGCAAAACTAGAACCTATATACATGGGATATGACCCCGGTCATTTCTCTTCGTTAGTAGCCGGTCAATTTGCAGACAACGATATGCGTTTCAATATCATCAAGACGTTCCATTGCTATTACCCGGCAGCACAGCCGGAACTTGCGAAACAAGTCTTTGAGTTCTTTGGTGCCGATGCCGTTAACAAAAGAATAGTCTTATATCCTGACCGTGCCGGAAACAAAAGAAAAGAAGAACTTGAGCAGATAACAACAGATTCCCGTTCACTCAAGCGTGAACTAGAATCATTTGGTTTTGAAGTAGAACTTCATAACGAGGGGCAAGAGGTTATTTATTATTGGCAGCAGTTCAAATTATTGTTACTGTTGTTCATGGAGAAAAGCAATTTCCTTCCCCGGATAAGAATTGACGAGAACGAGTGCAAAGACTTGTGCAGTGCGATATTGATATCACCACTCAAGAAAACAGAAGGGAAAATAGAACTGGATAAGAGTTCAGAAAAGAAAGAAGCACTCAAACACCAGGCAGCATTAACAACACAGTTACCATCTGCGCTCATCTATCTTTTGTACGGTCTGTTTTCTGAACGCGCATCTGATATGCTGTCAAATATGCCGGACGATTTGCCCGACAACTTTTCGGCATAATATTATTTATACAATCAATTATTATCTGATAGTTGTCAGATAGTTAGGAATCAATTACAAAGTTTATCATGAAAAAATAAAAGAAATCACGAATAATGGATATAAAAAACATTGAATTTCAAAAGATACTGATGACTATCAGGCAATTAAAGCCCCGCCTCACGAAAAATAATCGATTAAATGACGTCCGTCAAAACGCCCCACTGATAAATCGAATTGAGGTGCAAATCCCGTCAGGGGTCGGAAATATGACGAAGGCCCCCCTTGCGTCCTTTTTTCACATTATTATAATGCGTAATTTTGGATATGGAAATTGAGATGACAGGCATCAGCGCAATGCAATGGGCTCGAGAGATAAGCAAACTTCCCGATGGATACTTCAGCATCGGATTCTTTCCTTATTCAAGGCAGAAGGAAATGGCATCCGATAAAATGGAGATCAAGGAGCACTGCAAATACCGAACTCAGTTGCCCCATGAAAGGTTCGGTGTTGATTCAGAGAATTACTTTCTATTCACCGATGGAAATGGAGACCCGAAGATGTGCTATCGTATATTGATACGTTACATGGGGTTTCCTCAAGACGGATATAAACTACATAAAATAAAATGGTTATGAAAGATAAGATTCAGATGTATGGCAATCATGGATGTTACATCACCGATGGTGATGTGATATCCTTTCAGATAGGATCAGAATCCCTCTCTATTGATCCGGGATTTGAATTGCCATCCTTAAACCTTCAGAGAATTCATGAGGACAGATGGTTAAACCTACAGGGATATCAGATATGTTGCAGAGGTATGAACAATACCCTTTGTGATGAAGTGGCATTGAACATCAAACAGAACCGACTCCTCCCCTCTCTTATCCGTAAGCAGATAGGAATGCTGTATGGTCGTGGTCCGGCTATCTATCAGCAGACAGTTGTCAATGGTAAACTTACACGCTCATTCATCGATGAACCAATCATTCAATCCTGGTTGGAAGCATGGCAGGATAATGGGTGTGAAGTAGATTATAAGACATTTGCTTACGCAAACATCAAGAACTACTATTTCTTCAAAGACTTCTTCGTTAAGTGGCGCTTCGCTAAAGGTAAGAATATGGGTATGTATTCTGTTGCAGGACTCGAGACGCTTGAGAATAGTGCATGCCGTCTTGCAACAACCAGGACTGACGTGGCGTATAACCTCGTATATTATGCAGATTTCAGATTCATTGCCTTAGGCAAGTGGTACCGAGGTATATCCCCATCTATCAAGATATACCCAAAGTTCAATCTTTCAGAGGTAAAGGGTTATCGTTATGCTGCCATCTCTCATCATCGAGAGAAGAGCGTTGACGAGTTCTATGGTGTTAACGAAACACACCAGGGCACGAAACCTTATATAGTAGGCAGCAACCAGACCGCAGGATATATCAATTCATTCTTGAGAAATAGTCTTGCGGCAAAGATACACATCGTCATTCCGAACGCGTGGGTAGAGTCGAAACGCAAACAGATTACAAATCTGTGTGTAGAGAATAAAACCCGTCAAAAAAAGCAGGATACGCTGCTTAAATATAATGGAATAGATATCGGTACGGAATATAAGGAATCGATATTAATTCAATACATGCAGTCTGAATTGCGCAAGATAGGATCATATCTTTCAGGTGAAGGAAATCAGGGAAAGGCGTATGCAACGACCTCCTTCAATTCATCATCCGGAGACGAACAGAGATGGAAGATAGAAACAGTCGATTTGAAATATAAAGAGTATATTGAAGCCCTTATTGCGTATGATAAACGTGCCGATGAAGTTCTATTGTCTTCCGTCGGCCTTGACTCATCCATCAGCTCCGTAAGCAAAGATGGAGTTATATCGAAGAGTGGCGCAGACAGTTATTACAACTATCTTATATACCTGATGTCACTAACCCCTGAAGATGAGATATGCTGCGAACCATTTAATTTAGCGATTAAGGTCAATTTCCCAGATTTGTATAATGCAGGATATCGCATCGGATTCTATCGCGAATTACCCTCACGACAGGAAGATGTTGCACCAAACGACAGACTTAACCAACAACAGCCATGAGCAATATATTAATCACACTATTTAGCGATCTTGCTAATTTCCGCAGATATGGAGCAGGTGCGGAAACAAATTCATCTTTTGATGATCTTCTTGCCTCTGCCATTGCATCCAAGAAACAGATTGAAATAATCATCTCTCCGGCCACCTATTTATATGTTGTCGGGAAAACAGGCGTAGATGATAACGAAAAGGAGGCTCTGCGTTCTGCCATGGCCAACCTCACACTTGCAAGACAGTCCGTCTTTGACTCAATCACTCGTAGAAAGGCAAATATCGCTGTTTATAAGAATGAATTGGAAGCCATGAAGCGATCATACCTTGAAAATTATTATCTGGCCATGGACACACTTATTCAGTTGCTCGAGGAGGAAAATAATGACTCAAGTAATTGGAAAAATTCAAGATACGCAAAGATTCTTTCTTCTGTTCAAATCACCAAGACAGAAGATTTTGACATCATCTATCCTATTGACCTTTCTTTTCTTTTCTTCTTCCGAACGATTCCTTTGCAAAAGGAAAGTCTTGATGAAGGCTTGAATGCCTATTTTGATAAGATAGATACTTTAGATGATGCAGCCATGGCAATGATCAATCTTGCACTTGCCAAGAAAACAGTATCCAAAGCCCTTCGTCGTTTCGATATCCTCGAGTTCCCGCCTACAATCAGAAATCTTTTTGAGGACTCAAAAGAATCAAGATCCGGAAAAGATGAGCATGATTCCGCGATATCGCTTGCTAATGATCTTGATAATGATGTTTCATCCTTATTATCGAATATAGATACTATCATATCCGACTCTGAAGCTACTGACATCTCAACACAGACTTCCTTTAATAGTTGCGAAGATAAAATAATCCTATTTCCATGAAAACAATCGATCTTGTATATAAGGGTAAGGTGCATCATATTCCCAATTCGTGGGAAGCTGTAACACCGGGAGTTTTTCTGCAGCTGGTTGATAATATTTATAAAATGTCAGTTGGTGAGATACCGCCGGCGATTATCCGTATTCGCCTATTATGCGATCTGATGAATTGGAATATATCGAAGTTTAAGAATGAGGAAGCCATGTCCAACCTCCTCTGCATTTCCGAACAGGTTACATTTCTTTTCAAAATATTATATCCTGACGATGACCTTGCGCTTGATGGCCTCTCTGATGAGGATCGTGCACTCTGTAAAAGGATCATTCCAGAACGCCTGCAGTTACCAATAGGAAGGTATCTGTCAACGCTAGATTATCAATTTGTGCTTGATCTGTGTTTCTGCCAGCAGTTTATTCCTGAAGTCCGTATCGGATTACATAAATACAAGTCTTATTCAATAGACACTTCATTTTCTACGCTTACCACGTCACTGACGGCGCTTCAATATATCGAAGCACGTGACCTGATAGCATCAGGAGAGAATACACTGCCTCTTATGGCAGCTATCCTGTATTATCCCGGGCGTTATTCATCTGAGGGTGCACATCAGCTTGCCGATAAGTTCAGATGCGTACCTAAACATATACTTCTTGCTATCTCGCTTAACTTTCAGGCATTCAATAATTTTCTGTTCACAAAAACGGATTTTGACGTACTCACAAAATCAAAAATAGAAAAACCGTCAGCCATTGCCACGAGTGCCGAAGATGCTCTTTACGAATTGTCTGCAGACGGCCTTGGAGATAACTCAGAGATTGAGCAGATGAACCTGCTCAAGTACCTTCGTATCTTACGCAAGAAGCTGATATCATCCGTCAAAAGCCTTCACGAGATGAAGATGGATGTGACTGAGATATCCACAAAGACAGGTTTACCAATATCAACTATAAATAAAATGTTATGATACTCGAATTATTACTATACTTCGCCAAGTTCCCCTGTCGGGACGGTGTGTTTGACATGGCAATTAACGGTAGCAGTGAAATGCCTGAATATGCTGATGTGATTAATAAATTCAATTCCCTTCCGGAGATTTCAATTACACCTGAAATATCCTCATACGTGTTCGGACAGTCTTATGATACCGTCAAGGCTCGCATTGACCGTCTTTCAGGTATCTATATGTTTGTTGATTTCGGTGAATTCGATTACGGGAATGATAATAAGAATAGTCTATCTTGCACTCAGAAGATAGCTGTTACGATAGCACGCAAGCTTTCTGACAATGTAGATTTACTTGAGCAGGCAATAGCATCAGACACAACTATTAAAATACTGTCTAAGATATATGCTTGCATGTTCCGTGACGCACAGGATGGGAATAGTGAACTGTTCGACCGTATTTCTATGAATAGGACTCAGATCATACCTTTCGTGGCAACGGAACTTCACTCTCTAGGATGGACTATTATGATAGACATGTCAGCTCCTGATCTTCTTGATATCAAGTCACAATCACGGTCCTTTTAAATTGAAATTATTAACCATATATTTGCATTATAAAAAAGAATATGAATATAGACATAATGAGCTTCATACCATATATCATCACTGTTGTTATTTCAATAGTTGGTGCATATTTCGCACAGCAAAAAGATCTTGCTCTTGCGAAACAGCGCATCGAGCAACTTGAAAAGAGAACGGATTCTCACAGTCAGAAAATAGATGAAATACTTAGTGGTGTCAATGATATCAAAAATAGTTTGTCCGAAATAACAACAGAACTTAAGCATAAGGAGGATAAAAAATGAAATATTTCACAATGACAGAGATGTACGGCAGCGCAACGGCAAAGGCGAAGGGTATAGACAACACGCCAGGGACGCAGGTGAGAGAAAACCTCGCTGCACTGGTGGAGAATGTGCTTGATCCATTGCGGGCAGCATACAAAAAACCCATCAAGGTGAACTGTGGGTACCGGTGCCCGGGACTGAACAAAGCCGTGGGCGGAGTGGCTACCTCGCAACATCTGACAGGACAGGCGGCTGACATCACGGGAGGAAGTGCAGAGGAGAATAAGAAGCTATTTAATCTGATCCTGATGCTATTACCTTTTGATCAGGTGATCTACGAATTCGGGGGTCAGTGGGTGCATGTATCTTATTCTACTCGCAACAGACACCAAGCTCTTATGTCATATAAACAAAATGGAGTAACTAAATATGCAAAATATGCTGAAAACAATAATAGCCAAGTGGCGAAGTGAGACACCTCTCGCAGCACGAATAGTGCGAAATACAGCAGCTACAATAGCAGCTGCATTACCTACTGCATATATAACTGTCACAGGTATGGGTATAACGCTACCTGAGACATGGCAATACATCATAGGAGGTGTTACATTAGCCTCTGTCCTGATAACCGGAATCGCAGGAACTAAGGAGACTAATAACGCAAAAGCAAATAGACAAAATACTGACTTAAAAAATTAAAATTATGCCAAAAGATTATTTAGAGAGAATGAAATCTGAAGAAACTGAACTTTCTTCAAAGTTAGAAAAAATAGAGAATTTTTTCCATACGGAAACCTATGAAGGTTTGTCTAAGCAAAAACAAAACTTATTGTGCGCTCAATATGGAGCCATGATAGCATATCAAAGAATACTTTTTGAACGAATCAGAGTAGAAAATGAAATAACCCCTGCATCATGAAATTAAAAATCATCCTTATCTCAATAGCGGTATTAGTAGTTTTAGTTGGAAGTCTCGTGTGGTCGTTGTCGGCTTTGCAGAAATGCAGAAAAGACAACGATCGTCTCGAGACAAACCAGACGGCTCTAATGTCCGGAGTAACTCAGTACAAGACTTCTTCCGGAAAATGGGCTGCTAAAGCAACTGCCCTTACTCTCACGGCTTCTGAATTTAAGAATAGTAATGATTCCCTTTTGTCTGTCATCAAAGAACTTGGCATAAAGGCAAAGAGAACATTAGAAGCTTCTCAGACGGCTTCATCTACGGATATCCCCCTTCAGTTGCATGCTAAAGATAGTATTGTCTACGTAAATGGGCATACAGACACACTCAAGTGTATGGAATACCACGATCTCTGGACAGATTTCTCTGGATGCCTCCAGAAAAGCAACTTTACAGGATACATACAGAATCGTGATACCCTCTACCATATCCTCCATAACATACCGAAGCATTTTTTATTCTTTAGGTTTGGAAGTAAATCGATACAGCTGGATGTTGTATCTTCAAACCCGCATACCAAAATCGTTTATACAAAAATAATTCGTTTAAGTAAATAATCACGTAATTAAAAATGAATGTATGTGAAAAGATATATGCCATAGGCGGGGAAGGGAAACGCTATGGTGAAGAGAAGGGGGTGTGTCGGATAACCGGGAAGGAGAGTACCGGTGTAGAATTCGACAAATGGGTAAAAGATACTTTTAATGATCGGGACAGGCTGTATCCTGGCACGATCATTTCTAATGAGGCGATGTTCTGCTTTGACGAAGCATCGGAGATTGTGCAAAGAAAAACGGGAAGAGATAAGCCCCAGAGATTCCGTACTTACTCGCACATTATTAAGAATGGTGAGTGGTTCTGTCTTACAAAGGCGGATAAGAGAAAGATATTTGAACTTATCACAGAGGGTGCTGAGATGGTATGCTTGACAGAGACAGGGCAGAAACACATACTGTTTAAACATATGGATGGGATGTGGCAACTCGATGAGTTGCATGTTACTCCAGATATTGAGCTGCTCAAAAACTTACATGAATGTATGTGCGGACTTCTTAACCTTCAGTTCTCGCAGACAGAAGTGATCACTGGGAATTACAGTCCAGGACGGATTATGAAAGCGGGACTTAAGAACTGGATGGCTTTAGAAAGAGAGATAAGGGAATATCGAGGTAGAGAGATATTCGACTTTGCCTCATTTATGCTTTATTCTGATAAACAGGAGACGGACGGACCTGTAAGCAATCCGGACGATAAATGATAAATCTATGGAAATAAATCAAGAGACAGTCGCGGAGAAACTCCTTTGGGGACTCTGGCGCAGTATTACGGAGGATTACAAAATGCAGTATCCTCGTGTGATATGGGAACAATTTGAGAATGCTATACGGTCTGCGAGTTATACAGACTCGTTGAAAGTATTCCTTACAAACTTTCAGCGTCGTATTCCTGTAGAAATACAGGCACAATATGGACGTGACATCCTCGCTATTGTTGATTCAGGCGAAGATGAACAAGTGCTGAACTGGCTGAGAAGTGAAAGCACTTACCTCACCATGATCGTGAGACTGAAAAACCAAGAAAGGAAAGAAAATATAAAATTTGAAAGGGGAGAAATATGAAGACATACGTATTAGAAGGAGTGTGTACCGCCTTGAGCAGCATCTGCCATAATGGTGGTGAGAAAAATGGTACTATCGTGCAACTTCGCAGAGAGAAGTTTGTACAAGAAAACGGAAAAATCGTAGAGGTACCGGTGATATCCGGTAACAGTATCAGGGGCAAGCTCAGAGACCTAGCAGCTATCGAGATACTGACAAAAAAGGATGGTGTAAAAGTGCAGGTAGATGCGGATAGCTTCAATCTGTTATTCTCCGGTGGATCACTTGAGAGTACCGGTGGAAAGAACCTAGATATCGAAAAGGTGAGACAGTTGAGAAAAGAAATTCCGATGATCAGCGTACTTGGCTGTTCAATTGGAAATGTAATTCTTCCGGGAAAAGTAAGTATCGGGAAGATGATCCCAATCTGTAAAGAGACGTTGCACCTTATTCCATCCCAGTTTCATGGGGATGATGAAATAAAATCCATCTGGTCATACTGTCAAGTGGAAATGAACACCAGACGGGATGATACGAAGGATGAGAATAAACGAGAGTTTATCAAGCAGGAGCATCTGACGGATGACCTGAAGGGAGGTCAGATGATGTATAACACAGAAACGCTGGCAGCAGGTACCAGGTTCTACTGGAAAGTTTGCCTGATGGATACAACAGACATCGAGACCGGTGCTTTCCTTTCTACGATCCAATCATGGGCGAACCAGGCAAGCCAGGTTGGTGGTAATGGACGTGTTGGTATGGGCCATCTTAAAATAGATTTGTCTCATACTACCGTAGTGGACTCAGAAGTGGAGTTTAACAACTCAGATTTTGTAAAGTATATCGATGCTGCAAATGAGGCAAAGAAGGATGTAACAGAATTCTTTGAAACAGGAGGCTCGAAAAAGCTCTTTGTAAATGGATAAAAAAACAGCCTTGCTATACGCAAGGCTGAAACAGTATAAAGCCCTTGTTAACAAAACGAGTGGCTTTATAAGGTGGGCGTTAGCACAGGTTAATAATCCATACGTGGCATGCTCTTTCGGAAAAGACTCGAGCGTTATGCTTGACTTGATACTGAAACATAAGAAAGATGTTCGAGTTCTTTTTGCAACATCTACAGAGACATTTATAATTGATAATTATGAGGATGTTATCCGTCAGTGGGGTAAACTGAATCTTGAAATACTTCATTGCGAAAGGGAAAGTGACGGACGAACTCATACAAGCGATAAGATGAGTTGTTATTATGACTATGATAGTTATTTTGTAGGAATCAGAGCAGAGGAGAGTTCGGCCAGAAGGATGTCTTTGAAATTTCAGGGAATGTTCTATAAAAAGAAAAATGGTAAAATACGCATTTCTCCTCTTGCAGAATGGACGGATAAGGATATTATTACTTATATCTTGAGTAATGATTTGCCGTTGCTAGACACCTACAAAGTATTTACAGAGAAAGCAAGGACAACATCTGTTGTTCCGACAGTCGGAAGAGAGAGAATGCTTTCAATGCTTCAGAAAAGAGACATTAATGCCTTTAACAAAGTTAAGGAAATATTAAAAGACGAATTATGAAATATACAAATCTAAGGATACGGGCATATCTGAGTACGGGAGTGATCAGCGATCAGTATCTCCCACTCGATGCTGTGTTATACTATCATCTTGTGCGCAGGGAGATGCCGGAGCAGGTTATTACGAAAAGTCGGGAAAGTAATGTGAGGGCCGGTGCAAATATTAATGTTCCTATTTTGAAATCAGGGCCTAAAAATGAGTTGTGGTTTTACGCATGCTCATTCGCACAATTCCCGGATGTTGTGGCAGAAGATTCTAGTTTTAAAGTAAAGACAGGAGACTGGTTGCGTCATGAGGAACACTTCGATGCAAAGAAGAAAATAGACATTCAGCGTGGAAAGTTCAAGAATGCCCATTTGAAACTGTATTACCGTCACTGTCCGTATATAGACTGGTATTGCGTCGGGAATGCCAAAGAGATAGCAGAGTTGCTACAGTTCTGCACCCATATTGGAAAAAACTCTGGTGACGGATGGGGTCAGGTTCTCAGGTGGGAAATCAAAGACTGGCCAGAGGATTGGAGCATCAGAGGCTATGGAAATAAGCTGATGAGAGCAGTCCCTCTTCGTCAAGATGGAAGGGGTTATAGCTATGGCCTTCGACCAAGTTATTGGAATCCTAGACATATCGCAATCTGCAAAATGCCTGATTAATCAAGGTGTTCTTAACCGCATAGCAGAGGCATTAGATTGCAATATTGAATTAAAAAAGAGAAGCAGGAAACATTAAATCCTGCTTCTCTTTTTATATTATACATATTTTATTCACAATTCCTATAATATAATATATAAAGAAAAATTACTACTTGATATAAATCAAGAAGTTGTAATATTCTTAAAATAATCATGTAAATGTTTTGTAAATACAAATATTTACGTTATCTTTGCAGAGTCAATTAATACAAATAGTAACAATTTAAAAAACAAAGATTATGGAAACGAAAAAAATGCCATTAAATTTTTTAGCCGAAGCAATTAATGCGGCTAAGTGTGAAATTATTAATAAGTACACAGGCACCTGTTGTGTGCACGCAACAGGCAATTACACGGTGTTCTGGCACGAAAACAAGTGCCTAGTGTTGCGAGGAGATTTGCACGACAAAGTTGAATCTGATTTTTGTATCGTGTTCGATTTGCGCTATTCGAACGGTAGCGCCGTGATTACAAGCCAAAGGATTTATTAAGCTAAAGATTATGAAAAAGACTTATTTTTATGCTAATTATCAGCTTGATGAATTTCATGAAGTTTATGCAAGTGTAATTGAAGCAAACAGCAAACAGCAAATAAAAAGAGTTCAAATGCATCTATTTGAACATTATAGTAGATATGATTCTTACAAAGAAGCAATGAGTTTTATAATGCTGAATGTAAACTCTCTGGGGGCTAATATTAATTTTAGAGATATTAAAAGAATAGACGTTACTAATTTTTAATTTAACGCTGAGCTACCGGCATGACGGGCAAATATTATGAATATAGTAGGTGTATTTAACGTATGGGATGGTGGAATATCGGCCCTGTACCTTGCCTCGGAAGATGGAAATGATGTGATAGAAGCACTTATAGAGGAGTTTGACAATGACAATAACTATTGCTATACTCAGAAACAATTTTCTGAAGAAGAGAAGGCTATAGTGGCATACAATACAGAAAAAGATCGTATAGAATATCTACACGGTACGAGGGATTAAATTAAAAAATATAATTATGGAGACAAAGCAGGTAAATCTAAGAATCCCGCAAGAGCTGCTGACTTACGTTAAGAGTCAGTATGAATCTCTTAATAGTGATATCGTATCCGCGATATCGCGTTTGAAAACTATCAGACAGGTTTCTTTAGGGGAAATAAAAGGAATCTTCACAAAGGATGAGTGGATGTTCTTCATAGACTCTATGAATGGAACTATGACCGATGAGATTTTCTGTTGCAATGTAGGTGCCCTCATCGCACATTGCGAAGATTCAGAACGGTTCGAAGGAACCGCAACAAAGTATGGAGTAGATCTCAATAGCCTTGCAGTAAAGATAAAGCCTCTTAGAGGTGCTAATATCGAAGCAATTTATTACCGTGTATCCAAATTCTGGGATAATACCGATAAATACAAGTTAGAAGAATATTCGGAGTTCTGATAACGATAAAGGGCAGGATAAATCCTGCCCTTTTGTTGTCAATTAATTCCAAATAGCAATTAATGCCACAAAGAATCGACCGCAAAGATACTATATTATTTCAGAACAACTAATATCTTTCCTTATTTTATTGATTCCACGAACTAATATATGTTACTATATTACATGATATTAGGCGTGGAATCAACTTTTTTGTCGAAAGATTTGTGCTGAAAGTTACAGCAATCCTTGCCCAACTTCTTTAGCTTATATTTAGTGATCCTTTATTTATGCTCCGATCATCTGAAAGCATTAATCTTTTCATTTTCCCCTACAGGGGAAAAGATGTGCCCCTATAGGGGAAAACATCTGCCCCTACAGGGGGAATATAAAATAGGTATGATTCCGGAGGTCAATAGGTAGTTATTCGTATCTATTTAAGCAACATAATGTTGATATATACTCATAAATTTGTCTCCACGGATTAACTGATGTATATCAGGATGTTATCAATAATCGTGGAAACAATTTCATTCTTAAATGTATTATATTATTAATTTTTTATACCTTTGCGGAATTAATTTTTAAAACTATGGAAGAAAAATTTAAACTAGATGATGATCTTATTAATTACATTTCATCGAAGGAAAATGCTAATACGTTTATAAATTTCTGTATTAGGGAGAGAATGAATGCTGAAATAAGATTAGCTATGAGGCCATTTCGCCCGCCTTCAGTTGCTGACAGAGAAAGCAAACATTATGACCGTTCGACATTAGATCCTTTGGATTCTGAAAAGGTGGAAAATAAAGACACTCCATTTTTTCAAAAGAAAATAGTTATCACTGGGCAGTTTTATGCTTTTCCGGAGAGAAACGAATTAGGTTCGTTATTGCGGAAATATGGGGCGGATATGAATACAGCAATATCAAGGAAAACGGATATAGTTGTTATTGGTTATCAAGCTGGCCCTAAGAAAAAAGAACAAATAAAAGATTTATGCGGTCAAGGATATAATATCATAACTTATAATGAAACTCAACTGCTATCTGAATTTGATAAATATAATATTCCTTATAATAAAATTTGAGTATGAAAAAATTATTTTTAATTATTGCTATTATTTTTAGTCTATCGATGTCTGCAAAAGATATCAAAAAGTCTTATTGTGAAACAAATGATCCGTCCCCGGATTCAATAATGAAAAGCTGTATACTATCTGTAGATGGTGGTTCCTTTGTGATTTCAAGTATTGATACAATTAATAATTTATCATCGGAACAGTTATTTAATAGAGCTAAAGAATTCATAGGAAGATATTATAAGAATCCAGGTTCCGTGATAAAATCTGAAAATAAACCAACACAAATTATTGTAGATGGACAGTTGGCTGGTGATCTTAGTGGGCGTATGGAATTACTTTTTAAAGATGGGAGAATGAAATTTACAATTACAAATATAATTCTTAATTATAATCCAATTATAGTAAGGACGCTTGGATATAATTCAAAGCCTGCAGAAATAATTCCTAGATATAATAATGGAGAAAGAGGTAAAAAATGGCTTATGTATGATTTATATTCTTTTTTCAAAGACTTAAAAGTATCTATGTTAGAAAACAAAGAAAATAATTGGTAATTTTTCTCTAAATATTTTGCTGATTCAAATATTATATCTATATTTGCACCAGCGAAATACGTAGCGCAAGCTACAAAGGGTGATGATGTTGAGCCCTGATAATTATACATCAGGTTTTTTTGTGCCTAAAATATACATACCTTTAAGGTAAATGATATGGCGGCTGTTCTCCAGTAAATTTTGCCCTTTGTGGTGAGTCTACGTGTTTCGCAACAGGAGATACAGCCGCTTTTTTGTGCCCCGGCTGATCAACTGAAGGAAACGGGCACTAAAGCGAAACATGTAGCAATATGCAACAGACAATTAATTTTGATCAGGTTCAAAATCAGCCTTCATACTCTCTTGTTGAGAGAGTAAGTAAAGTGAGAAAGAGTATTTCTTTGTGGCTAAATGGCAATAGTAATTTCTATAGCCGTATAGCAGAATTCCCCGTAACCCGTCTTTTGGTGTTAAGAATCAATCTCGTAACTTTGTGCCTGCTTGGTGCTGCAGTCTCAATCGAGCAGCAGCCAGTATTCGCCATCACGGCAGGCCTATGCGCCGGATGGTTAGTTTATAGACTTAATCGAAAAGGAGGTAATAAATGAAAGACGTTTTATTAGATATTCATTTTTGGCGTGCAAAGAATAAAATGGAAAAGCAAATAAATAATTATCTTGATAATTTGAAAAATTGTATTATTCCAGAAAAGCAAATAGAAGATATCCTGTCAAAAATAAGAGAGGATATAGAACGTATTTGTGAAGAATCAAAGACAAAAAGGTCTATTAATGTTTATAGGGGGCCATACGGCCTTAGTATTAGTTATTCTGGAACTGATAACTCTATTGCAAATATATACCTGACACAGATATTTGGAAAGGTATTCATAAATTGTGATGGTGTTATGGTAGTCGAAAAAGAAGATGAGGAAGGAGGCGACGAATGACATATTTTATAGAATTAAAAAGAATTTCTCTAAGAAATGATTTTGATAAGGAGATTAAAAGATATATCTACGATAGATATTCTGATAGCGTCATTAACGACGAGTCTATCGACGCAATGGAGGATGATATAAAATGTAAAATAGAAGAATTACACAAAAAGTATCCTCTATCTGAGGATACAGACTTCTGTAGATACCTTGCGACGAATAACTTCTCTTTATACTCTAACAAGACTTCACGGACAATATTTGAAATTCACTTAAATCTGATCATTCGGGAATATACGGAGGGCGTTGGCTTATGAATACAATCATCATAATAATGAAAGTCATCATCGGAATTATTTTTTTGGTGATAACAGCAGCTACGAGTTTAGTATTTATTATACCGGAATTAATTGGCGAAGAGAAGGAGGAACAATTATGATACGCGCGAAAATTAATTTTATTCGTGAGACGAAGTATGATGAGGATATGAATCTCTCAGATAACTTCGATCCAAAAGAACCTGAAATAGTACAGGTGTTGCTGACAAATGAAAAGGGGGAAACTGTACCTGTGTACAGCATCGTCTGTAACGAGATGGCGCTGGATGAACTCTCATATACGCAACTTCTTAAGATTAAGAATATTGCTGTTGACTTATTAAATTATGACATAAAATATATGCCAGATGGACGAAAAGAAAACGGAAAATAAGGATACAGATATCAACATCTATCTTGATGCCTTATCTAGGAAATATAAGCCTGCGCGAAGTCCTCAAGACACCACGCATTGGTTTTCAACAGACGAGGTTCGCATCGCGATTAAGGATATTGATCCTTCTGCAGATGTAAACAATGAAAAGATATTCGATGCGCTCCATCAAGCCGGGTATGACTTCATGAGTCAACCAGGTTCTTACGGTCTCCACTTCAGGTGGATGTTTAGGGAGAAAGATTGATTCAGGTGTCCCCTGCTCTAATAGAGTAGGGGACTTTCATTTTTAAGTGTCCTTTATCCTTATATAATAATGTCATATATTTGCTTCTGTAAATTTACAGAATATATGATAACAGAAGATCTCATTCGACAGCAATTCATTCATGAAACCGTCAGCGCAGGCTTGAAGAAAATATTTCAAACCCAGCAACAGGTCGTTACGGAGAATTATCAGGTAATAACAGGTAGTTTATTATCACATCTTGTGTCGATGCCTTTTGATGCCTCATTCACCGGGGTAGATCATATCTATTACGTTAGAATATTGCCATATCTCAGATTCTTAGATATGGCATATCGGTTACGAAATGATCGCGTGGCAAAGGCAAAGAGGGCTAAGATAGCCGTCTATAACCGTGTTGTCTGGGGTGTACTGTATCATGAGACATTCCCTCAAATAATGTATGGACTTAATGACGAAATACGCAACGGAATAAGAAAGGAACTAGAATCATCACTTAATCAAAAAGACAATGGGTAAACATTTATCTGAGGACGAAATAAAATACGTCATCTCAGCCAGCACCTCAAAGGCACAACAGGAACTCCATGAACTACAGAAGTCGACTAATCTTTTGAAAAAGGAAGAGAAAGACCGCCGCACGCAAATGATAGAAATGGAGGCGGAAGGCAAGAAAAATACAAAAGAGTATCAGAATCTTGCCGCTGAATGTAAAAGTTATACTTCGCAGATATCGGATAATACTAAGAAGATGAATGAGATGCGTAGTAAGATGGATATTAATGTACTGACAATGAATCAGCTGAAAAAGGAAGCTAGCCAGCTGCGTTCTGCACTCAACGGCACGTCGAAGGCAACAAATCCACAGGAGTATGCAAAGCTTGAGTCACAACTGCATAAGGTGACAGGCCGGATGGCTGAACTGAATTCTAACGCAAAATCATTTAGTGATATCGCACAATCTGATATCACTTCAGGTGTATTTCTTGGGAATATATTCTCGAAGATAGCAGATAAGATAGGCGAGGCTATTGCCAGCTTTAAAGAGTTTGTTGCCGGTGGCGTTGAAATGGCAGAGTCTGCCGATGGTGTTACTCGAGCATTTAATAGGATGAACCAGCCGGGACTGCTGGATAATCTACGTAAGGCGACAAAGAATACTGTAAATGACGTTGCGCTGATGACGGCTGCCGTGAAAGCGAAGGACTTTAGAATTCCATTGCAGGACTTAGGTAAATATCTTGCATTTGCACAGCTGAAAGCCCAACAAACAGGACAGAGCGTGGACTACATGACTGACAGTATCGTTACCGGTCTTGGACGTCAGTCTCCTTTAATCCTTGACAACTTGGGTATCTCAGCAGCAGAGATTGGAGAAAAGACAAAAGAGACAGGAGATTTCATGAAGGCCGTGGCTTCAATCGTTGAGAATCAGCTGGCTGCTGCCGGAGAAACCTATATCTCTGCTGCTGACCGTGCAACGCAGCGAACTGTGAAATTACAGAATCAGCAAAAGGAAATGGGGGATGCAATGCTTCCAATCGCAGAAAAATGGTCCGATGCCTTCGGAGAGATGGAAATAAGCACAGTCAAGCTAATAACATGGATGGTGGAGCACAAGAAAACTACATTGTTACTGTCGATGGCTATCACAGGACTTGCTATTGCGATGAAGGCAGGTAACATGCAGCTCAAGGAGTTTATTGCAAATACTATTTTAGCAAAGACAGTTACAGGGGCATGGAGCACGATGATGACTACATTCAGAGGTATTTCTTTACTATTTGCAAGCGCTATTGCCACATTACAGGGTAATACCTTAAGAGCTTCAGCTGCTATGAGATTATTTAATAATACTTGCAAGACGAATATCTATATCTTGGCCACGACAGCAATCCTTGCCCTTGCCGGAGCTTTCGTTTATTATTTATCAAAATTACAACCGGCATTTGACTTATCCGAGCAAATGAAAACTACTTTTGATAATATTCGAAAGGTAAGTGAAAATACAAGGAAAATACTCCAGGACGATATGACGGATATTTCAAAGTCTACAAACAGCACAGTGGCAGAATCTACTGCGAGATATAAAATGCTCACTAAGATTATCAATGATAATACGGAGACGGTGGATAAACGAAGGAAAGCCCTTGATGAAATCAAAAAGGTTGCTCCGGCGTATCATGCTCAGATAACGACTGAAGGCAAACTTATTAAAAATAATACTGATGCGCTGACAACTTATTTGTCTAAATTAAAGGAAACAGCAATTGCTCAAGCTATTTTGGCAAAGAAAACGTCTATCGAACAATCTGAGATGAATAATCAACTAGATAAAGAATCTAAAAAAGGTAATCTAAGATATGTAACTCAGCAGGCGGCAACCATGGGCGTTAATCTGAATACACAAAAAGTAGTTAAAGTTGAAACTCCTGATAAGTATGGAGCTCAATATGGCCATGCAACTGATACTTCATACAAGGTCGTGGATAAAGCTACAGGAAAGGTTGTTAAAGGAATGGAGAATATCTCCATGAGATTAGTGAAATTACAGGATATATATGATTACCGTATCACCGGAATGCAAGAAAATGATGCTGTTACACGTCAGAATAATCAGCGTAATTCACAAATTGATAATTATGCGAAATCTAAAAATATAGATTTGACAAAGACTTCGACAGACAAATCAAACTCTTCATCACCAGGAAAGACAACGGGATCAGACAAAGTAGGTTCAGAACAGAAGGCTTCATTTGCTAATCAGCGCAAAGAGGAATTAGCGCAGGAGCAGAAGACATACGAAGAGAGTCTACAACTTCAGAAGGATAATCTTGCAAAGAAAAAAATAACAGAGGATGAATATAATTCCCAGTTATTAGGATTATCTGCGCAGCATACTTCGTCTGTCTTAACGATAGAGCAGAAGTATACGGATAAGTCTGAGCAACTGAAGATTAAAGACGGAAATGCAAAGAAAAGAATCATACTTGAGCAACAGGCGAATGAAAATAAGGCTTCGAACGATTATAATGATGCACAGATACAATTACGCCAGCAGTTCTATGATGCGTTGGATAAGATGGAATCAGAGGGGATGACATCATCGCAGCTTCAGGAAAAAGAATATAAATCAAAACTTGCAGCTCTTGAAGTGACTTATAAGACTTCTTTGTCTTACGCGAAAGAAAATGGAGAGAATGAGAAAGCTGTTACTGCTGCTTATGAGAGAAATAAGGAAAAAATAACGCTTGATTATACGCAAAAGACTGAACAGGAAAGATTTCAGATAAGGCAGCAATATGGGCTTACTACTCAACAGGAGCTTCTTGATCAGGAATTAGCTCAACTTAAGCAGCATCTGAACGATGGAAGTATGTCTCAAAAGGAATATGAACAGGAAGTGCTTAATACAAAAGATAAGTATGAGCAGGAAAAACAGCAGATAAGGCAACAATACGGGCTTACGAATCAACAGGATGAATATGACATGCAACTTGTACAGCTTAAACAGGCCCTTAAATCACAGAAACTTACTCAAGAAGAATATGAAAAGGCTGTTCAGAATTTGAAGAGAGATTCGTACAAGAAACAGTTTGATTATTACAGCAATCTTTTTTCTGGAGCAGTGTCTTCACTCCAGCAAGCTGAGATAGATCAAGTTGATGCGGAATATGACGTAAAACTCGAGGCTGCAAAGAATAATAGTGAAGAGACTACCAAACTTGAGAATGAGAAAGCACAGAAGGAATTGGATATTAAAAAGAAATATGCAGATGCAAACTTCTATGTAAAGGCTTCCCAGATTGTGGCTGATACGGCTACGGCTATTATGCAGGGCTATGCAGACCTTGGTCCTATCGGAGGATCAGTTGCCGCTGTTCTGATGGCTGCGACTGGAGCAGCACAACTAGCTTCCGCTAATGCAGAACGTGAAAAAGTGAAGAATATGACACTTGCAGGATCTTCTACATCTTCTACTGTCAGCCGTGTTGCTGTCGGCCTTGAAGATGGTGGTAATATCGACGTTGTCCGTGAGCAGGACGGAAAGGTATTCAAAAGTTCTGATTACGACCCGATGAAGCGGGGGTATGTAGATCACCCAACTGTGATAGTAGGTGAGGGCACAACGGGACATTCTAAGGAGTGGATTGCCAGTAATGCCGCTGTCGAGAATCCTACTGTTTCTCCATTTCTCAAATTATTAGACTCTCATCAGCAGGCCGGGGATATCCGGACGTTTGATTTCACGAAATATATCAAGGCTCAGGGATATGAAAAAGGTGGGTCTGTAAGTACGACAACGAAGATGTATCCTACATCGAGTGACAACACTCTGCTGATGCAAAAGATGATGGTACTCCTACAGCAGCTGCACGATGAAGGTATTCCGGCATCGGTGGCACTGACAGATATCGACCGTGCTCAGCAGCTGAGGGATAAATCACGCAAAATTGGTTCAAAATGAAAATAGTAAATCTTGATAAGGGCGAAGCGTATGAGCTGCAGCCGGACGTGAAATTAGAGATAGACCGTACTAACCCCTTTTTGAATGAATACGGTGAACAGTCGGTACCGATGGATATGCCGGCAAGCGATAGAAATAGACGTCTATTCGGATATCCGGATAAGATAACATCTTATCATAAGATGGAACGAATCAACGTATCTATCACAGACGGTGAGTATTATATGGCCTGCAAACAGGCGGTCCTGTCGTCAAAATATAAGGATAATATCTCTACTTCATTCTATATGAATGAGGGTGCATTCTATACAAATATGAAAAAGGTGAATCTGAAGGATATCTTCACTGGTGATTATGAGTTTGTGAAGGATGCTTCCGGTAACGTGATAGACGCTATCGATAATGGAATCTCTTTTTGCAGGACTTTGCGTACAGACAGCAATCCATATTACTCCATATTTCCTGTGATGATAGAGAATGACGGAGGTAACTCGACAGGATTTAAATATAAATGGATTAATGCATTCGGAACTATCAAGGGTGATATCTTCACAATCAACCAGGAAAGTGGCGCTGACTTCTATAATGCGATATCGCGTCCTGATTATATATCCGGTAGTACGATATCTATTAATAAGGGTTATTATATATCGCCGTTTATCCGTGCGAACTATGTATTGAAGATTATCTTCAGACATTTCGGGTATGAGCTGCAGGAGAGTTTCTTCGACAGGACGGAACCTTTCAGCAAGATGGTATTCTGTAATAATGTGATCGACTCGCTGATCAACGGGAAGATACGGAATGCGCACCTGGTGCCCGACGTACTGTGTAGCGATATCATCAACCTATACAGGAAGAAATTTCATTGCGAGTTTATTCCGGATGAAATTGAGCATACCGTATCGATCGTTATGTTCGATGATATCCTTGATAGCGTTGCTGAGACGGACCTTACTCCTTACCTAGCTGCTGAACCGGACGTGGAGTTGAAATCTGAAGACGATTACAAGAAGGTGGTTCTTTCTCCTTCAGACACGGTAGGGGAGAATGAGGCAGAGAACAGTTATGATGATATACTGAAGTTCGCAGAAGCTTATCCGGCTGCTACTTTCAATAAATATGATGGATGCTTTTATCGTATCGGGTATAAGAATCAGACGAAAATTACAGATAAGGTGGCAGAATGCTCAATGAAATATGACGTAGGCGATGACACTGAAGGGGAGTCTATTGATATCCCGGAATGTATGCCGGAACTGCGGTGGCAAAAATGGAACATCAGCGACAGTTCCTCGTCTGACCAGATAAGACTTCTCTATATCGGGGCTTATCAGACGCTGAATTCGAAACTCGTAACAACAAGTTCGTCTGACTCCAGCACGTCTACCTCTAGCAATACGCTTAAATCGATGCTTGCAATACCGTTTATGGCATCCGGTACCGGAATATTGGGAACGATATCCAATTATGACTATACGGATAGTACAGTTCCGAAAATGTATGATTATGCCCTCTTCTATTATGGGGAAGATGGGATATTTCAGAAATTTTACTCGAGGTATGATTTGCTATTGAGAAACTCTATGCACAAGGTGACGGCTAAGCTGCTGCTGAATCAGACTATCAAGCGGACGCTGTCATCTTATAAAAAGGTATTGATCAGGAATGCGGAGTTGATTTTTAATATGTTCAAGTACACTCTAGGCGGAAAGGACGAACCTGTTGATTCTGAACTGTTCACGCTTCACCTATATGATCCTGTTGTCGAATCTTCTAGTCTGTCGGATATACTCGCGTATGGAAATACCGGATATCACTGGACTATACATGAAGAGAGTGTAGATGCGGGAATATTTGGAACAACAGATGGTCCGTCTGAACCTGACAACTTCAAATCTGAACTTACAGTCGTTTATCCGCCGGTGGCCAACAGCTCGTATGTAGGTCAACAACTATTTGAACAGACGTATGGACTGTATGGAGAGCATTACAGCGGGGAACAGGGAAGTCAGGACGAGATGTTTCAATATTGGTATTCACGTATCTATTTTACCTGTGATGCTGACTAGTGTCCTTTATCATTAATCTCGTAATCATTATATTTGCAAAAAATAATAATATGACAGCTTTACAAGTTCCAGATTCTCTCAGCCTGCTTGGAAATTTGAAAGATTTCAAATTCTCGACAACGGAAGAAATTGCTTTCGTTCTGAGCGTGGACAGTTCTGATATCTTCACGCAGAACTATACGCCGGGATCGGACGGGATCATTACCGTAGACCTGAGAGATGTGTTACGTGCTCAGTTATCTACGCAATTTTCAGACAGTTCTATCGCTTATCGTCAGAATTCTCTCGTCAGAACATTTACGGTGTCTGTAGGTACTTATACTTATTCGTTCACGGTTATCCGTGCAGGAGTAGACCATCTGGCAGATTCTGCAACGAATTTCCTGACATCGAATTTCCTTACCTGGCAGCCGAATGTGAAGGGGGTAACTTATTACAGCCCTGAGTTCCTGACATACTACGCCGTTGCTGCAGCAGTATGCAAATGCAAGGTATATGTGGGCGATACCTCATCGACGCTCACCCTTGCAAGTATTCCTGCAGCTCAGGCATGGACGATACCGGTACAGTATGCCATCATCGCCGGAAAGGCAAACAACCTTCCTGAATATTACGATGTATGGATTGAAGATACTTCCGGCAACCGTCTGACTTACATACAGCGTTATTACGCACAGGATATGAAGTCAGAGAATGAGCAATGGGTTCTCTTTATCAACAGCCTTGGCGGTATTGATACTTTCAGGGCTTACGGCGTATCTGAAAATACAGCGGAACATACGCACAATATCGCAGAAATCGATGAGGTATATTCCGAATATCGTGTCGATACGGAAATGAAGTATAAGAAGAACACCGGATATCTCACGAAAAAGGAGCGTATCTGGCTGCTTGATTTCTTCCCATCCCTCCAGAAGTTTATTTATATTTCAAATTACATACGTCAGATAGTTACGACAGAGAGTGATGCGACCTATCGTGATAAAGAGCTGCCGTCAAATTATAATTTCACATATAAGTATGCGGACGCGGTACCGTATCTTAATATTGCACGTACTGACATACCCGCAGATGTACTCAACATAGAAGTACCCTCAGTAGGGTCTTTTACGCTCGCCCCTCGGTTAGTTGAATTTCAGAGAGCTACGCTAACCGACGGGGCTTTATTTCCTGTTCAGAATCCCTACAATGAGGGATGGAATGTTACCACAGCAGCTGCTCTCCGCGACTTTATAGCTGCAAAGATAACTGAAGACTATTCCGGTACCGGAGGCCTTGGGCATACCCATAATAATCTGGACCTCCTGCAACTCTTTACTTTCGTATCAAAATATCTTCTTATCGAAGGTGAGAAGATAAAGGCAGGTACATCTGACCTTGCTACTTTTGCAAACAATCTAGCAGCTGCGTCATCGGACTGGGCTAAAATACTTCGGAAGGATAAAGACGACGAAACACCGAATAGTTTAGGGGTTGGAAAGAATCTTGAGGTAGGTGGTAATCAAACTGTCGGAGGAGATAATACCACATCTGGTAAATCAGCACTAAAAGATGACGTTACAGTAGGTGTATATAGTCCCGGACTAACTGGAAGCGGAGCAAAGATTGGAAAAGACGGAAATGCAGAAATGCGTGGACTCGTCTTGTGGGAGACTTTGCAAGTCCCTCAACTGAGTTTCAATAGAGTTGAGGTACTCGTAGGGATGGACTTTCAATCTAGCGGCGGTGGTTTAATCGAAAGCGTTACGATAGATAAAGATGCTGACGGTAACAACCTATCCTCCGGAACAGTCAAATTGCATCTCGAGGATGGTGAGTACGGTGCTGTGAAAGTCGGTGATTTCTGCATGGGTATCTTTCATAACTTCGGGGGCACAAACGATACAGGGAGTAGTGACAGTCATACTGGTAACATTACAAAGATGGGCTTTTTGACCTCTTATTTCTACATAACAGAGATAATCAATACGTCGACAAACGGAGAGTTTAAATACATCCTCCGTGAGGTTAGTGATAGTTGGACACAACAGAATCACCCGAGTGCTCAGATGAACTTCGCTCAAAGGGGAAGTAACACAGATATATCACGACAGAGTTTCAAATATCGCACAACAGAATACTCTATCGGTCTCACGGGTGTGAACACATGGGAGTTCACAGACTCAAACATCTATTACATAGAAGGCCGCCTTGACGGTTGGTCTATTGGAGATAAGACCTTCGAGGGATATGGCTCCGTGATAGGAAATGCTTATATCTACGGAAAGATAGATCAGTTTGAAAAGGTTGGATACCTCATGACATTTGATGGCGGAGGAGACACGCTGCTATCTCAAGGAGAGACAAAGACTATTTCTGTTATTATCAAAGATGGGTATGGGCTAGATGTAACTAATCTATTTACCGATTGGTCGATAGTTAGAAATACAGGCAACACGGCATCTGATAACATCTGGAACTCTCAGGCAACAATAAACAATGGGATA